TTTTTTTGTCTCTTCCTGGCCTGAGTGAATAATCAATATTGCCGGAGATGCCTGAGCCATTGGCTACCCCTGGTTGTTTCTTTTCATAGTCCTGTACTTTTTCGTTCAGGTAGGATTCAAAATTCTCTGGAGTGAATAAGGTTTTTGGCCTGTAATATTTGGGATTATCTTTGAAATATGGGTCGTGGATTTTTGTTTCAAGAACTTGAATACAATCCATAACAGAATAATTTTTTAATCTGGCAATAATATGTTTTAAATTTGGTGGGGTGGGACTAAACCCTCTTGGTTTGAATCCAAGTTCATTTAATCTAGAAAGAACCTTCTTGGCTTTTCTTTGGAGGGTTTGTTCTTCTTTTAAAATTTTGGAAGGTTCTTTTTCAATCTCACTCGGTAATTGTTCCGCAGGAACAATACCAATATCTTTTATATTAGATTTTATTTTATTATTTTTTATCTTATTAATTATAGGTTCAGTTTTCGCATCTATAAAGGTCAAGTTTTCGCATCTATAAAGGTTCACCCTCTTTGCAATTTCATTGTAATTGACTTTATACCAGTATCTTGGCGGAACCCCTTGCCTTTTTACCTCCAACATCCCATAATTGGAAAGCTCTTTAATTGCCATTCTTAATGAATGCGCCCCTAAATTAAGTTCTTTTTCCTGCGATTTTTTATCTAAAAAGAAAGTTCCATTTGAATTTTTGAATTTCCTAAAATAAGAATCTTTTTCTTTAAAATTACACAATACGGCCGTATTTATCAAACCAATTATTTGTATCAATTCTTTATTCAGGCGAAGAAAATTCTCACCAAATATTAATGAAATTTCGTACGATTCAGGGCCAAGTTGACAATCAGGAACTACCATGACAATCTCCTTTCGGCGATTGTATAATCTGCATCCTCAAAGGGTTTGATTTGAATTGTTTCACTTTTTAAATATCCGGCCTTTATCAATTCGGATATTTTTGCGGAGACGGTCGTTTTTGATAGGCCAAATGTTTCTGCAATTTGTTTGTTTGATAATGGATAATAATTTTCAATGCTATGGGAAATATAGGTTGTTATTTCACAGTGTATTAATTTTGCGATTGAAGATAATTTTTTATCATAGAGGACATCCGTATAAATTATTGCGGCTGAATTTCCCCTTGGGCTACAATTCAAAGCCATACCATTGAGTGCAAAATCTTTTTTCATATCAATCCCCATAAACAAAAAAATCCCGCTGGAAAACGAGGTCGCATAGGTTCCGAAAACCTTCTCATTTTCCAGCGGGACAATTAAATCTTTTCGGAATGAGATGCGACTCTCTTAATAGGATAATATAATTTAATTATATAAAAATTTAAATCTTTATTTTTGGTTAATTTAAATTTTTATATTCTCCTATTAAATGAACTGGTTAAGGTTATTTGGCGATGTCCCGGCCATCGATTTTTCATAGGCGATTTGGTCCAAATAAACCCGGTCAGCATACTTTTTCGCCTCTTCATATCTGGGGTCGCACTTCAATACCGTAACTTTCTTGCCACCATAATAAGATGATATTGTCCATTTCTCCCTCGTTTTGGATTCCTGTTTTTCTTCAATCTGATCAGTCATAATCCCAAATCCCCCATCAAATGATTAGCATCCACCTGCTTCATCTTGCCTGGATCTGTTCCAAATCCATCCAGAATCTTGGTTTTGACTCCACGAAAATTTAACGCTGCCTCCAGTTTCCTGGCCTGCTCCTGGGCCTGATTTTCCGGATCAAAAAGTATAAAAAGCATTTCAAATTTACTCAATAATTTCACTTGCGCTAGGGTATATTTTATGCCAAATAATGATAAAGCCCCGAACCCTAACCGCCAGACATCCGTCACTCCTTCGACAATAACCGCTCGCTTACCATCTGACCGGCCATAATAGATTGCCTTGAGATTGATGATTTCCCTCACCTCTGGGCAAGCCAGGTACTTCATTTTGTGCCGTTCGGTAATGTGTCGGCCCTGGAAAGAAACAATCTTCCCATCCCATTCAATTGGTATAATAATCCGGTTGCTGTAATCAATGATTTTCTGTTCTTTCCCTCTTCCAATTGATAGGGGGGAGATGGGTCCGGTGCCGAGAACCCCCCATTCCTTTTCAATGTAATCAGGGTCGAATTTGCGTTTCAGGAGATATTTTCGATGATGTATCTGCATAGCGGCGGTACCAGAGGGGTACTTGAAGCTGGACTTGACGAGTTTAATCTGGGCGTCTATAGATGGGCCGGACCCGCCTGAAAGGCGGTATTGGCGAAGTATCTCTTTAATTTGCAGGATGGGTTTCTGCAGGATTTCTTTCAGGACTTTTGAGGATTGGTGGCCACCGCAGCGCCAGCAGACAAAAGCGCCGGCAAACTTACTCCGGGAATCAATACAATAACCGAGATGAAAACCAGCATTGCCGGAACAGAAGGGACATTCAATCTGCACCCATCCAGCCCGGCAATGCTTGTGGCCATGATCCCGATATTCAATATTGAAGTCTCGGTATAGTTTGAGGATATCAATCATGGGTATTACTTATAAAGCCAGTAATTTCATGATATTCTTTTAGGAGTTCATACATATTTTCGCCTAATGGAATACAATAACCGGCCGAGGTAAGATTCAAAAAAGGTTCTCCACATTTTTCGCACATAAACCATGAGGCAATTCCAATTTCATCGCCGCTTATTCTTTCTTCAATATTATTATAGGGCCTTCTTACTCGGCCAAACTCAAGACATTCGGCCCCTTTATTTATCAATTCTTTGCAGGAGCAGCATCTTTTTCTTTTGCTTTTTGAGAATATAGAAAAATCCGTAGGTGAATAATAAGCCCAACTTCCCGGTTCATCATCCCAATCATAACAAGTACAAGAAAGTCCCATAATAAACCTCCATTGAATTTTCCTTATTATACTAATTTTTTCAATAAACCGGCCAATAAATCATCCTTCTCTGTCTCGATTCCGTCCAAAGCTCCATCAAAAACTTTCCTTTTTTTATCCAGCAGCTTTATTATATCATTTTCAATGGTTCCGTCAGCGATTAAATAAAAGGCATTCACCGAGTCATGCTCCTGACCGATCCTATACACGCGGTCTTCAGCCTGGGCATGCTTGGTCCAGGTCCACCAGAATTCGACGGTACAAGTCGCCCTGGCGGCAGTAAGGGTGATTGCTTCAATGGCATCCTTTCCGCCGATAAATAATTTTGCTTTCAGATTCGGAGTATATTGTTCACAGGCGGCTGGATCACTTTTATGCTTATCCTGAACCACCCCGCAGGTATCACATTTCTGGAATTCATAAACAGAAGTTTTAACCTTGGAGTGGACGGCAATCTTTTTGAACCGCTCCAATAGCATCTGTTGGATTTCTTGATGTTCGCAAAAAACAACCAGTTTATCATCCGTTTCAAAAAATTCCTCGATCCACTCATAAACTGCCGGCATCTTACTTTTGGCGCAGGCAAACTTCAATTTCTCGATCTGGACCATGGCCGCAGCCGGGTTATATTCAAAGGTCTGCATCCGGCCTTCATCATCTCTTTTCCAGTCTCGGTCAGCCCAGGCCTTGAATTCTTTCATGCCGGCAGCGTATATCTTTTCATCGTATTCAATCGGGATGATCGAGCGGATCTTATCAGGTAGTTCCTTGAGAACATCAACCTTGTTTCTCCGGATCATTATATACTGCAGCTTTTCGTATAGCTCCGGGATATGACTGGCCCCGGTTACGACCCATCCCCAATCCCCCTCGTAAGCGCCACAATAACGCTTTGCATAATCCCAGTAGGAAGGGAAGAGCCAAGGAGAAAGAAGGTTTACAGCGGCAAACAACTCGATTGGACGGTTATCAAAAGGGGTGCCGGACATGGCAATGAATTTTTCGATTGAGGTACCAAGGCTCTTGAATGCCTTTGAACGATTGGCCTTGGGGTTCTTGATATAATGAATTTCATCCCCAATCAATATCTTGAAATCAGTTGCCAGCAATACCGGCTCCCAAGCCTTGAGGATATCATAATTGATTATTACAACTTGTTCCTTGATCTTTTTTATATCTGGTTTCCGGCCTTTGCAAATAAAGATCGAGCGATCCGGAAGCCAGATATTTACTTCATTTCTCCAGTTAAGTTTTGATCCGCCAGTCGTGATTATCAGGATCGGGGTTTCTTCAATGAGGTGACAATAGGCCAGGGTCTGGACCGTTTTGCCGAGACCCATATCATCCCCGAGTAAAGCTCGTCCGCCTTTTGCATGGATGAAATTTACTCCTTCGTTTTGGTATTCGCGGAGGGTTCCAGGCAGGCCGGGGATCTCAATTTTGCCGGTCAGGGTCGAGGCTTTGCGACAAATTTTCCGTTGTTTCCGGCGCAGATCCCGATGGAAAGCGAAGCCCCACTCCTTGAGATGGAGAAGATTATCAAGGGTAAATTGACAACTATACGAGTCATCACTGGCCCGGTATCGCCGGTTAAATAATTGTTTGGTCCGGATGGCATCGGCTCGGTCATTGGTTTTCAGGCGGATTCCAGCACCATCAAGCCAGGCGATTTTGTCATATTGCGAGGGGATTTCTTTTTTTTCAGGGGAAACAATAACTTCCAAACCAGCTAGTTTATCATGGTACTTTGGCAGTATTCTGGCGGCAGCTTGTAGCTGCGGATCAGATAGTAAACCGGTAGATTCATACTGCCGCGCCAGGGTTTTAAGGATCTTCTGTTCAGTGCATTTGAAATTCTTATCTCCACCAAAAAGATGGAGAAGCGCGGCAATGGTATAGTCCGGATCGGTCTTTATGAGTTGGCGGAGTTGCATTTCAATTCTGAAAAGTTGATCTGATTTGATTAAACGCCTGTTCAATTCTCCGACCCTTGAAACCCATATCCCGCATGGTTCGTTCAATGGTTTTCCGGATATTGCCGGCAGAATTCCCTGCTGTGATATTGGTCATTTCCTTTGGTGATTCAAAGATGATCCGCAACACCTGTTTTGCTTCAGTCCCAAGGGAAGAAAGGGATTCAAGGAATTCATACCGCTGGTGACCATTTGGTCTATGATCTGCTACATCAACTTCTTCATTCATGTCCGGGAATTTCTTCCCCTGATCTTTCAGATATTGAATCATGGCATTCCGGCAGGTGGTATGAATCAGGGTAGACAATTCGCAGCCATGATCCGGATTGAATTTTTTGATGGCCCTCAGCATTGCGATAGTTCCTTCCGATTTGAGGTCATCGAATTCATGGCCGGTTGTCTTTGCGAAGGACCAGGCGAGTTTATTTACTTGGTCGAGATGTTCTTTTGCGAGTCGGGTCTGGTTGCGGGTCATTTCAATCTCCTAATACTGGGTTGTTGGTTCTTGCCGGGAAATATGGTCCTGATAATCCATTTCCCCGGCTATTCCAAAAAGAACAAGAAATAAAATTGCAACAATGATCTTAATAATTGAGTTGGCCATATCTTGCCCCTTTGTTTTCGAGTTTCTGTTTGACCCCCATAATTTCCGGGGCATATGTGATGAAGGAAATTATTATAATAGAAATGAATCCAACCATAAACCAAAAACCCGCTCGATTACTCATGATTTTTCTCCTCAAGAATATTAGATTCCGCCGCTAAATTTACGGCTCTTTGATAAGTCACCGTATAGAAGAGACTGGCAAGATCGGCTTGGATTTTCCGTAGCCGACCCCAATACTCAACCAGATCCGTAGCTGGCAGTCCGCGCAGGATGGCCAGTTCCAATTCAATTGCCATTAAGTTCCAGTCTGGGTGCTTGCTCATCGTCTTCTCCTTTGATTGTGCCTTTCGGCAATGGAATAACCGGCTATCTCATCAGACCCAGGAGCCGAACCCTGGATGACCGGCCGAAGCCGGTTTCGAAAGTATTAAGATACTACCTGATCGCCTTGCCCACCTTTAAGAATTCGGACAGATTGGATATAAGAAGCCGATTTGAGCCATTTGGCCCATTTTCTGGCTGGGATAATTCTTGTGAAAAACCTACTAACTTCAAGCTTGCCATTCACGACTACCTCTACCGCATAGATATTAGCCATATCATCCTCCTGCCCGGATTCCGCTGGGCTCGGTTGGGGGTTGGGTTATTAAAACCCAGCGGCTCTAACTGCAGACTCGGCACGAAAAGAACAACCAGTTTCTACTTCGACTTCTTGATCGCAAACTTGTGCGAAAGTTCTGACTGTCCTGCCATGTCCAACCAAACCATTAGAAGACTCGACGGATCTGACATTCCAAACAACAACTGGATTGCCATTATTTGTAACAAAACTTCTGTTTCTGACTCTTGCTTCCATGGCCAATCTCCTCATTTAGTGTTTCGCCCTGAATGGGCTCGTCAGTCTGATCAAGCAATCAAAGACACTCTATCCGTTTCCTGGTGGGGCGCTCCTCAATTGGACCATCCCCGCCTATCGGGTTCTCGATTAACCTCCCCCTTTCCCTCTCAATCTTTATCTTATGTCTTATAATAATATGCCCTGTACAGGATGTCAAGCGATTTATTAAGATTTTAATAAAAAATAAAAAAATTATGGTTCTTCGCAAATTTAATATATATGGTAAATATAAGGGTAAGGAAATTAACAAGAAATCCTTCACCCCAGAAATCCAGCCCCATATATATCAACCTCAACAAGTACAAAATTATGGTTCGTCAATCCTCCCCAGGCCTCCAAAATACAATACAGAAGCCAACACTCAAGTATAAGCCAGCCGGCAAAGGCCCCATCAAGGCCACTCCCCTCCTGAAGATAAACCCCAATGATTCCACCGTCAAAAGAAAATGCGCCCGGAGATATAACAAGATAAATGAACTCCAAAGGCAGATTAAACAGATACAAGAACAAATGCACGCCGGGGTCGAGCCCATATATAAGAAGGATACCCATCCAGCCCTTGCGTTGTCGTATTGTTTATTGGGTTGTACAGATGAGAAGTTGGCCAGGCTGTTGGGGATACATGTTGAGACGTTGAAATTATGGCGGGAACAGGATGATGAGTTCGACTTTGCAATTATAGAGGGTAGGGAAGTAGCCAATGCAAACGTGGCCAAATCCCTCTATCATCGGGCGTGTGGATACAACCTGGAAGAGAAAGAATATCGCCAGGAATTCAAGAAGGATATCAAAGGCAATATAGTCAAGGACGAAGAGGGGTATCCCATACGGGAGATTGTACTTCATAAACTGGTAAAGAAACATATGCCGGCGGATGTCGCCAGCGCTAAGTTCTTTTTGTGGAATCGTACCAAAACACTTCCCAAGGCCGAACAGTGGAATGATCGCCAAGATATTGATATTACCACCGGCGACACTCCAATTGGTTCCGCGGTTATCATACTCCCCCAAAAGGAAATGGTTGGATGACAGCAGCAATGCCCCAAGAACAGGAAGTAATTGAGATCAGACCCCAGGAGGGGCCGCAGACTCAGTTTCTTGCGTGTTGGGCAGATGTTGTCTTTTATGGTGGTTCGGCCGGAGGGGGAAAATCATTCGCCCTTCTGCTGGAACCCTTATATCATGTAAACAATTCCAAATTCGGC